ACTTTATCTTTTCTTCCTGTTCTTGTATGCAGCAGATAAACACCTTTGCCTTTTATAAAATTATTGTTTTGTAATTTTTTCATTGTAAGATTTAATAATTCTTTTCTGTCAACTATTAACCAAGTTTCCTCACGTTCAAATACAATGTAATCAGCATTGCCTTTTACCCACCCCTTATGTCCATTTACATTTGTTCCTTCAACCCATGCTGAGTCCATCAAATTATCTGGTGTGCTATAGGATAAACGATTTGTAGTTTTAACATCAAACTTATATTGCTCATTATTAAATATGCCAGATACATCCCAATGTTCAAACATATCTTGTGATTTTGTTGGCCAAATAATATTTGTTAAATGTTTATTAGCAAATCTTTTTTCTGCATTAGATCCAATCTTATAACAATGAGTAAAATTCTGAATCAAGATACGTCAACTTCTTTTACTTGCCAACGATTGTTTTGTTTATATGTACCCCATACAAGTATCTTCCAGCCTGCCTTGCGTACATACTTAACTGATTCACTATCAGCTATCTTTTTTATTCGTGCACCCATGTTACTTTTTGATGTGACCTGTACCGCTACTACTTGGCCTTCTTCTGTAATAGCAAGGATATCAATAAACGTGAAGAGGTCTTTGCGGACACCAGCGTGAAAGTTAAATGTTTCCACTATCTGTACTAGTGGGTAGTTTTCCTTCTTCATTTTTGCTAGTGCTACTTGTGTCGGTGACATTGCCATTAAATTGTTCCTCGTTAGGTTTACTTATTCCATCTAAAAATCTTTTCTCAACCGATCCAGAACTTTTATTGAGCTGGTATTCATAATCTTTTTTAAAAATTCTATTCCAATTATCTGCGGCTTCTTGCTCAGATATTGATAGTGGCCTTCTTCCAGAACCCTTACTCATCCTTATCCTCCATGATATGTATTTTAATATATTTATATGCAGCCTCAATAGCCACAAATGGAATTAAGAATGGCACCAACATAAATCCAGTAATCCCTACAATAAATCTAAGCATCAAGCATCCTTAAAGTTTCCGCAAGCAATTCTTCTTCTGTGCCAAAATTTTCTTCAAACGTTTTTTGTCCTGCGTGTAACGCAACTCCATGACCGCCATGCTGGTGATGAGTTGGACATAATGGGATACACATAGAATAATGATTTTTTCTACCCATACCAGCACCATGCCTAATATGATGGATATGGGGAGCAGAATATTCATGACCAAGTTTTTGACACACAATGCAACCAAGTTGAAATAATTTTTCATAGTGTTGCTTCTCTGCTTTGGTCAAAATGAAATCCCAATCCTATTGCAAAACGTTGAATGTCTAGAATGTAATTTTTAAACTCATCAACATTTAAAGACGTAGTACTCTTTATAGCATATATTTCAGAACCTGCAACTGTCTTTTTTTCTGAAAGATATTTAAATCTAAACATATCATGCAGCTCTTCAGATGAGTACCCACAGTAATCACCAATCTCTTTAAGCATTGCCCAGTACAAATCATTTTGAGAGTTGCTGCGTTTACTTTTAAATTTATCTAATTCAAGATCACCGTTTACTTCAAAGTCATGACCATTAATTTTTGCTATCGCCATTTCCTTGTTGTGTTTTGTTATCCTCATATTTTTTGCTCCAGTTAGTAGATTTATAAACCATTCCATTTTTTAATGTTACCTTCCATTCAGTAGGTGATAAAAGTTTTCCTTCTTCGTCAACGTCAAAACATTTAAACCATTTAGTTGTTTCATATTTCATATTGGTTTATCTCTATAACGTAATGACTTTGGTTGAAACCATAATGGTACAGATCCTTCCCATTCAAAATGCCTTTGTTTATTCACAGCCATAAATCCATCTGGAACAATCTTTGCATCCTCTTCGGTAAGTTTACCTTCCAATATGTCTTTTTCTTTTTTCTTATTTCTATAGATGCTGACACAATTATCTGCAAGGTTGGTGATTGTCGCAGAACCTGCCACGTCAAACTTACTAGGTGTGTGAGTTGTTTCGTCTATTGTTTTTCTGCTATGTGCGATAAGGTGAATGTGGACATTTAAATCTCGTGCAGCAATACAAAGCTGGTCAACAAACTTCTTCTGGCCATTGTAGTCATCTTCATTAATAGAACACTTCATAAGACTATCCACTACAAAATGCTGAATACCTAATTGCTCTGCACCGTAGTAGATAACAGATAATACTGCTGTAGAATTTGTGCTGCCCAACTGGTCGTACAAAAATAACTTCCCAGTTGCATCTGTGCAAAACTTAGTTATCGCTGTTTCAGTAGGTTCGCTAGTACCTACTGACTGACGAATATATCTGGCCAATGTACTTCTACATGACATCTCAAAAGAACAGATCATAACCTTGTAGTTCTCAATAAGTTTAAGCGTTACATAGCTAAGAAGCATACTCTTGCCATGACCGCTATAACCAGACCAAATAGTTGTTTCACCTAAACGTAATCTGAAATTTTCTGCTTTATCAAACGGAAGATACGCACCGCTTTGTACCTCACCAGAGAAATATCCAATAGTAGATTCAATAAAAGTATCTGGACTCTTAATTTTACGGTACTCATCACTATCCCTTCTAAAAAAATAATTCTTGATCTTATCCTCATCAACAATGAGGTTCTGTACTTTCTCTTCTAATGACATAAGTCGTAGGCCTTTCTCAATCTTTGTGATGCCACCATTAATCTATCATGATCTTCTAGCGGTAGCTTTTTCCCATTAGCAATGTCTATTGCGGCCAGAGCTACAAGTAATGTTTCATTAGAGATAGATTTTAAAACAGAATAAGGGTTAAATGGTTTTGATACTGGCTTAAAGTCACCAATACGTTGAGGCACAATATCATCAAAAGTTAATCCAACAGCACCAAGTATATCATTGGCTGCACATCCTGCAAAGCAATTAATAAGAATCCTACCGTCTGGCATTTCTTTTACCCCTAGCGATGCTGTTCTATCATCATGGGCTGGGCAAATACATTGGTACTCGTCCTTGCCAGACTTGTAAGATTTTTCAAAGTGACCAATAAATTCATAGATGTTCATTCAATGTCCTTTATAAAGGTTATCTTCTTATCTTCTCTCTTCTCATATCCTATCTTCTCTTCTTCTATTCTCTTCTCTCTAGCATACTCCGTATACTCTTTGCATATAGAATTGACTGGATCGCCCTCAAACCAAGTGTATAGAGAGATTAACATATCCTGCACATACTCTTTATCCTTGTGCAGCCTAAAGCATAATTTTTTAAGATCTGGGAGCTCACCGTTCTTTTCTGATGCCAAACACCAAAGCTCAAAAAGTGTGGCCTTTTGGTCTGAACTTAACTCGTGCCAGTCTGGGTCGTTGATGATGTCCCTACCGTAAACCTTAAACCAAACCATAGATGTTTTGTTCTTGAAATGCTGAAATTTACTCCAATTGCGTATTCTCATAAATCCTCCGTTATAGTGAGAAAATGGACACTATCACGCTTTTTTTAGAAAAGCAAGAGAATTTAGTATAAATATTATATAAATATTATATAAATAGTTCTTGACATATTTTATCAAATCTATAAGATAACTATATCAACATTAACAACGGAGCAATAAATGGAAGCAATCACAGTATTAAAAAGCTACATAGATAATCTTAAACATCATGACTGGTACTATAATTTTTCAGATGATCATAAAGCATGGATGCTTGGATCGGCCACTAAAAGTAAATTACTTGAAGCTGCAAAATCTATTGACCCAGCCTTTGAAATATGGAATACAATAGCACCAGATCAGTTTAAGGATGGTAAATAATGGATAGGTTTTACAGAATTATTACTAACACAAGACTACAAAAAAAGTTTACACAAAAGTTTCATACAGGTATAAAATGGTTTGTAGTCATATTTTGGAGTTACTTCATTTATGAATTCATTAGATAAAATTATTGCAGAATTAAAGGCCGCTGCAGATGAGCTAAAGGCCGATAACGATAAAGCGGAGCAAAAAGAAAATGGACGATATACAGTTTTACCAGCAATACCAGCAACAAGAGCAGGAACAATTAGAACAACAACAAAAACAAACGGAGGCAAGTGATGTCAACAGCTAAACAAGGTGTAGTAAATATTCGTGGTAAAGAGTACAAAACGGTTGCACTTCGTGTGCAAGAGTTTAAAGAAAAGTTTCCTAGTTATTTTTTAACTACTGAAATTGTAAAGATTGATGATGAGCAATGTATCATCAAGGCCTATGCAGGTATTCATAATGATAGTGGTAATGTTCAAACATTTGCCACAGGCCATGCACAAGAGTTTAGAAAAGCATCACAAATTAATGGTACGTCTTATGTAGAAAATTGTGAAACTTCAGCAATAGGTCGCTGTCTTAGTGCATTAGGCCTAAGCGGTGAACAATTTGCTTCAGCTGAAGAAGTAGCTAATGCTGTTTACCAACAAAACAATCCAGTTGTTGAAAAGATTTCAGATGAGGATCTTGAAGTTATTAAAGGCCAACTGATCTTATCTCATGAAGCTGGTGAATTAAAGCAGGCCTTTCATAAGTTAAGCCCATACGCACAAGAAAAATTGCGTGACTTTGCTAATGATTTAAGAAAAGCTGCATGAGTCATTTAAAAAACAATGCTAGGCATAATCGTATTACTGCTAGTAATGCATGGGCAGCGGTTTATGAAAGGCAAAAACTCTGGAGGGACATGACGTTTCGTAGCCCTCCATTTGAAGGTAACGAGGCCACAGAATGGGGGGTTACTAACGAGCCTGTAGCATTAAGCCAGTTTGAAAAAGATATGGATGTTATCTGTGAGTCTGGTAATAAATTAATACTCCATCCAGAGTTGCCATTTGCAGCCAGCCCAGATGCGTTCATTGATTCAATCCCAGTTGAGCTGAAGTGCCCATTTACTCAAGTGGTATACCCAGAGATACCAGAACGATATTATTTTCAAGTCCAGTTACAGCTTGAAGTATGTGACCAACCATATGCATGGTTTTATGTTTGGACACCAGATGCAACACAAGTAACTAAAGTAGAACGCAACAAAGATTTCATTGAGTGGTACACACCGTTAGCATTAGAGTTTTTAAAATCTCTTGAAGATGATGTTGAACCAGTAAGATGGAAACGTAAGCCAATTTTTATTAAGGAGTAATGTATGGCGGATTATGATAATACCAATACTTTTGTATTGTTTAAGAACGATAAAGGTGACAATCCTAAACGTCCAGACTACACAGGCAATGCTAATGTAGATGGAATTGAATTTAGAATTAGTGGCTGGATTCGTGAAGGTGCTAGTGGTAAATTTATTAGCGGATCTGTGCAAATGAAAGAGGCTGTAAAGTCTGTAGAAAACAATGAGGATGTCCCTTTTTAGGACATCCCCAATTGGAGTTACTTGTTCATAACGTACATAGTTACTTCAAAGCCAAAACGCATTTCAGTAGCTGCTGGAGTTGTCCACATGGTATTAATCCTTAAAGGTTTCTGGCTTATGCCATTAAGTGTGATTATACACCCAGCAGGCTGTCTGGAATATCAGTAAAACCATGAAAGAGGTCTATGTTTAAGTTTGAGTTTAAGGAGTCTATAAGGGCTGAATTAGCAACAACACCACACGCTAGACTGTTTCATGCAATATTGTTACTGGCTATGAAAGATGCATTGGAAGGACATAGCAAAGAACGTGAATCAGCTATTCGGTGGCTTAATGAACATGACAACGTGGTTAAGGACATATGTTTAATTTTATCTGGATATGATCAGCAGTACATTCAGAGGATTATAAAAGAGAAAAGATAATGGATATTTATAATTTGGAGCTTGATCTTGCCTGCTATAGTAGTGCTGTTTATGCAGAGGTAAATACTAGATCACTTGAAGAAAAACTGGGTGTGATCAACGTAATCAGAAATAGAGTAAAGTCTGGAAAATGGGGTCATAGTGTGTGCAGCGTTGTGTACTCATCTGGCCAGTTTGCTGTACAAGATAAAAGACAGCATCCAGTAAACGAAAAAGCGTATCTTAAAACTAAGCTATTGGTGCTTGACACCATAGTGTTTAAGAAGTATCCTAATCCAGTTGCTAACAGCCTATATTTTCATGACGATTCTATACCGCCAAAAAAAGAATGGTATGGTAGGAAAAAGGTTGTTCACATAAAAAGGATGGTTTTTTATTAATGAAGCCAATTGCATTTTTAGTAGAAGAGTTTGACACTACAGGCCAACTTGTGTGGTCTGCCCTTATGACATCTCAACCAACAGCTTTAGAAATTTCTAAAGATATAAAAAACAAATTACATAATTGGACTATCACACCA